TTATAAGGCTGCGCGGCTGTGCCTTGAGATGTATGTTTAAAGATTCTATCTGCGATACTTTTTATAGTTCTTTTGTTCCTGAAAAGGGTAAGTATACTTTACAGAACATTAAAAAAATTTATGAAGATAATCCTGATATACATTATACTATGATTACGGGGGGAGGGCCTACCTTTAACCCTCCGCTTTTATGTACTTTAGTTGATTTAGCTAAAAGCTATTCTCATTTTGTTACTATAGAGACTGAAGGTTCTACTTTTGTTGCTACTAAAGCTGACTTTATTTCTCTTTCTCCTAAATTAAGTAACTCTAGACCTCGAGTAGGTTCTTATAAAACTTTTGATAAGGACGTTATAATTAGTCCCGTTCAAGTACGGCGACACGAAACCTTACGTAAAAATTATAGTGCTATGCTTAGAATGATTACTATGCATCCGGATTATCAACTTAAACCTGTAATAAGTAATATTACAAAGGATATGAAGGAGGTAAAAGAATTGCAAGAGAAATTAGATGTTCCTAATAGTAAAGTTTGGTTAATGCCCGAGGGAATAACTAATGATCAATTACAAATATTGAGACCAGATCTTATAAATTATTGTGTTAAGCGTGGTTATAATTATTCAGACCGTTTACAGATAGTAGCCTTTGGGAATAGGAGAGGAGTGTAAGTGAGTCAACGACTTCTCTTTGGAGATTTTTTAAAGATTAGTGATACACTTCCTAATGATTCTGTTCATTTATTTATAATAGATCCTCCTTATCTTATAGATTATAAGGATTGGGATAAACAGAACGAGACCTTTTTAATAGACTGGGTAAATATTTGTATTAATAAAATCTCTCCTAATGGCACTATGTGGATTTTCATGGCGAAGGATAATCTTTTTACCCACGACACCTGTAAACCGGGTTTAGTGAATCTTCTGCAACTTTATGGCACCGTTCATTTAGAAAATTGGGTTACTTGGAGCCGGCAAAAAGGAAGAGGTTCTTCTAAACATCTCAAATCTCAAAGGGAAGAACTTATACATTTTACAAAACATCCTACAGATTATACTTGGAATAATTTAAAAGTAATAAGGGAAGTAATAGTACCTTATGTGAAAGATGGTAGGGCTAGAGGTTGGTTTCTTAATGAAAAAGGTCAGAGAGTAAGATGGACGGGACTTGGTAACTCTTGGGTATTTTCTCAACCTCAATGGAATGGAAGATTAGATAAACAAAGACATACTGCCCAAAAACCTTTTTTACTATACGAAAGATTATTGTTACTTAGTTCCAATCCGGGCAACTCAGTAGTAGACCCTTTCGCTGGGTCTTTTACCTTAGCTCATGTGTGTAAATATCATCATAGAGATTACGTAGGGTTTGAAAATAACGGAAAAATATTTTATGAAAATAGTGCGTACTTTTATGACCATTATAAGGATGTTATAAAAGCTTACGAAGAAGAAAAGAGAAGTTTTATAAATAGCACGCCCCAGGAGGTTTAAATGATTGATAATCCTATGAGAGATAAAGAAGGATTTTATAATGAAATCAAGGAAACCACAAATTCTTATTTAGATGATCGCGAGTTAAGCCACCCTCCAGATTTTTTATATAATTGGATATTGGGAAATGTGTTAGAGAACTACGCTGTATTTCCTAAACATATATCTGTTGATAATTCTCAAGCTTATCGGTTTTTTGATATAATATTACAATGGGCCCGCGTAGACCCCAGTACTAAGGAAATGGATATACCCGTAGAATCTATTTTACAGCATTTAGCTTCTGAAGGGTGGATAATAATTCCCCCTAAATGATATGAATACAATTGAAATACAATTTTCTCCTATTAAATGTAAAATTTTAACACCACTTTCTATAGATATGAGTAACTTATTGCATGCTGAGTTATCTTACCAAATGGAAGGATTCTTTTTTTCTCCTAAATATCAAAGTCATGTGTGGGATGGTTATACTAGACTATATAATAAAAAAAGTCAATCTTTTAAGACTGGTTTACTATACCGGGTAACTGACCTTTTGACTAAGGAAGGTTATGATGTACATGTTAAAGATTTACACGAAACTACTTCTTTTAACCAACGGAATTTTAGTTATGAATTAAGGCGATATCAATTAGAAGCTGTAAATGATTTATTAAAGTTTAGATTTGGCGTATTACAGTCCCCTCCAAGAAGTGGCAAAACCATGATAATACTAGCTACTATAGATAGCGATAGACAATTACCAGCTATTATATTAAGCCGTAGTTTAGATTTAGCTTACCAAACTCGAGATAAGGCTTCTGAAGCTTTACAAGATCTTAAAATAGGTATAGTAGGCGACGGCAAGTGTGAAATAGGAGACGTTACTATTGTTACGGTACAGAGTGCTTATTCCGCATATGGTCAAAAGTATAAATTAGAGAAAGGGGAGAAAAAAGAGAAACCTTTAGACGAGGATAAAGAAAGTGTAAAGGAATTGTTGTATAATACTAAGACAGTATTTTATGACGAAGCTCATGAAAGTGATGGAAGAACTAGTAGAGTAATATTGGATAAGTGTTCTAATGTTACTATGAGGATTGGAGTATCAGCTACTCCTTTCGAAGGAGAAGAGCAAGACTTGAGAGTAGAAGAAGCTGTAGGACCTGTAATACATAAGATATCTTATTCAGAACTGATAAAAGAAGGTTACTTATTAGCTCCTCTTATTTACATGTATAAACTACCTAAAATAGTAGTTGAAGGTAACTATCAATCTATTTACAAACAAGCCGTTACTAATAATGAATTCTTAACTAGCCTCATTAAGAAGATAGTAGATAAATTAGTTTCTCAAAACTACTCTGTAGTAGTACAAACAGAATTTCGAGAGCATTCTAAGCGGCTGGCTCAAATTTTAGAATGTCCTTGTTTAATAGGTAATGAACCAGCTGAAAAAAGAAAAGATGTTTTAGACAAAATTCGAAATAGAGAGTACTTATGCGTAGTATCTACTTTAATAGAACAGGGTATTGATTTACCTTCTCTTAATTTTACTATTAACCTTGCTGGTGGTAAAAAGAAAATACCTACTATTCAAAGGATGCGTTCTCTGACTCCTTATGAAGGTAAAAAAGTTTGTGGGGTAGTAGACTTTATTCATCAATGTAAATATCTCAAGAAACATAGTAACTTGAGAAAGACTTTTTATCAATCTGAATCTGAGTTTACTTTACTTGAAAAAGATGTTAGTAAGAAATCCTTGGAGGAAATAACGTGACAAGAACCGAAAGAAAAAGAAAAAGAAAAATCCAAGTAAATCAACTTTCTAGTAATTATTTAGGAGAATTTGCTGATTATTTAGAAAAGAATGTTATGGGTAATGACGCTGATGGTACTACTATGTTTATAAGATGTTTAGCAGATATAATGGATAGGATTAAATTACATATTAAACAACACCCTACGGAAGCCGAAGTATACAGAGAAGCAGGGCATTATTTTATAGAATCAGCTATAGATACTTTGAATGAATCTGTTCCTGATTTTCTTATAGATGCAGAGAACTTAAAAATAAAACTGGGCTACTATATTCAATAAAGATATTATGCCTACTATTAGAGTTTCGCCTTTAGTTGATATACATAAGGACATACCCTTATGGAATAGTCGTGATTTACTTATCTATTATTCTAATAAGCTAAAGGAATTTTCTGGAGAGCACTTAGAAATACCTCCAGTTGCTTGGCGCGGTTTTATGGGTAGAATTAAAGGTTTTAAAGATAAACTACATTTATCCAGCCAAGATTATAAGAATTTTATGGATGATGTATTCCGCAAATTATATATAGATAAACATTACGTACCGGCCTTCGGCGCTATTGTCAGCGAACGTGTTTATAATTTATTGAAAAAGGATTCTTTAAAACAGTATAGTAATGAGGATTTTATTGCTTTAAGAGATAAGTTATTTCAAGATAAATTATTATTCAAACAAGTTGGAGGTACCTTATAATGTATTTTTTAATTTATAGACTAGGCACTGTTTTACATAAAAGAATTTTCCCCGATTATACTTCTTGGAATACTATTCTCGATTCTTTCAAAGGTATTGTAGTTGAGTTATTTAAGAACGATAGATTAAGTGAAAGAGACTTTAACAATTTATTTAGCGTGACGAGAAGAGATTTTATGGTTTGTGTTAAAAATGGCACTACTTTTAATGTAATGGATGGCTATTGATGGGTAATTTGTTTTATATAACTTCAGATCAAGTAGCTGAGATAAAACAAAATACTATAGGAGTGACCTGCGAAGGCACTTGTCAAGGTACTGGATTTCTATTAAAAGGTTTTAATCTCGAAGATTGTACCTGTTCTAAAGATTTTCTAAGAGTAGTATCTTACGTGGGGTCTGGTATTCCTAAAAAGTATTGGGATTTCGACCTAAGACATTTAATTCCCGAATTTCTTACTAATAATAAAATATCACTTTCCATTATAGATAAGTTTAGAACAGATATACAAAAAGCTACAGACCAAGGTATAGGATTATACATACAAGGCGCATCCGGCGTAGCAAAAACCTCTTTAGCTTTTTATATTATGAAAACAGCGCTTGATAAAGACATACCTTGTTACGCAATTAGAATGTCTCAATTAACTAAGTTACTATTTGAAAGTTTAACTAACGAGGATAAGAAACAACAATTGGATTTTATAAAGAATACTACGAAACTATTGTTAATAGACGAGATTGAAAAAGATTATAATGTTGGGGATACGGGTAAGTTTGCTGGAACCCAGGTGAACGAATTTTTTAGTTATATATATGATAGTCAAAAGTCTCTTATAATTACTTCTAACCTTCCCAAGGCCGAACTACGGCACGTACACGCTTTTAATATTATAGATAGATTGCAGGAATTGATTGATGTAATTTTAGTAGGAGAAAGCTTTAGAAATTATGATACTAATTTGCAAAAACTTATGAATAGTTGATTATGCCTTCTTTAAGATTTAATGATTTTGATACTGAACGTTACTTTTTAGCTTGTTGCTTAAAAGGGCCCGAGCATTGGAAGAATATACCAGAAGCTTGGTTACACGAAGATATTAGTAAAAGAACTTATAAGTCTTATAAGAGTTTCTTATCTCCTCCTTACGCTACTTATCCTACAGTGGAGTTAATTATAGAAAAAAGTAGTGATGTTGATGTAAAACTTTTTACGCAAGAAATTAGTCAAATAAAAATAGATGAGAAACTAATTAATTCTAAAGTATATGACCTCTATGAAATGTACGCCGCGCGTAAAGTATTTGATATAGTAGAAAGAGTACCTAATGAAATGGAGAAAGGAAAAATTGAAGAGGTAATAAGAAGTAAAGTTTTTGAATTTTCTCAATTAGTTAATCCTTTCGAAGCCGGTTCTAGAGAAAGAGGTTTTATATATGAAAGCGCTGCAGCTCGATGGGAACGTTACCGTATGATAGAAAAGAATCCCCAATTACTGGGAGGTATTCCTTATCATATTAGTGACTTGGATAAGTATACATCAGGAGGACTTAGAAAATCCCATGTAGTATCCTTCTTTGCAGAGACTGGCGGCTTTAAGACTAAGGTTATGCTGAATTTAGCCTATAATTTTTCCTTTTTAGACGAAAAAGAAGTTATGGTTATAACTTTAGAAGTACCTAAAGACGACTACGAATCACTAATAGATAGTAGGCATTCTTTACTTTCTTTTAACGAAATACGTTCTGGTGCTTTAGGAGGTAATAAAGAACACTATAGACAACAACTTATAAATATTAAACAAACTAATCCACGTCTTTATATAGTTGATATTCCTGGGGAAGCTACTACCGCTGATATTATTGCAGAATTAGAATTATATTATACTATAAGAGGTAACTACCCCAGCGTTATTATTTTAGATTATCTTAATGAAATAGAACCTGTTTCCTCTTGGAATAATACTAGTGAGAAGTTTAAGAACGCCGGGGTTGAAATAAGAAGAATAGCTAGAACCTATAAGGTAGGTTTTGTTACTAGTATGATGGAAAATAGAGAAGGTAAAAAAATAAAAGATAAAACTAAGATAGGATTAGAACATGTTTCTGAAAGTCATTATTTTGCTAACGTGTGCCATTTATTTATTCATTTATATCAAGATGCGGAAGGAGTAGATGCTGCTACTAATCAGTTACACTGGCATATAAAGAAAAACAGATACGGACCTAAACATGTTAGTTTTACTACTTTTGTTAATCCAGATTTAAATTATGTAGGCGACAGACATATAATTGTTCCTCCAAACTAAATGATAGATGATTTTACCGAAATATTAGATCATTACGATATTCCTTATAAGGAAAAATTATTATCTCCCGAGATTGATGTTTTATGTCCTTTTCATGATGATGTTCATTTTGGTAACGCTAAATACAATAAGAATCGCGATACCTTCCATTGTTTTAGTTGTAATGCTAGCGGTAATAAATATCAATTTGTAAGTAAACTAGAAGGTTGTACTTTAAAGGAAGCAGAAGCTTTACTTGAAAGTAATTTTAAGAAAGAAAGAGAAACTTATAATATTTCTACCTTAAAAGATAACTTAAAAAGGAAAACTAATAAATGGTTAACTAGGCCCTTTGCTTCAGCTGCTTTACTTTCGTGCAACGATAAGATGTTGCAAGTTATGTGTGAAAAAAGACCTCCGTATTCTTTTCTAAAGAAGTGGTTTCCCATTATGTGTTATTTAAGAGGGCCTTCTTCCGAAGAATTACTTGAAAAAGAAATAGTAAATATTTACGGAGAATTTTATAAACAGTTAAATCAGGAGACGACATGAGTGAATTACCGGATATGCAAAATCAGCAAGATGGGCGAAATATTTCTATTGATAGAGTAGGGGTTACTAATGTATATTTTCCTATTAAAGTAAGATTAAAAGGGGAAGACGAAGATAAGCAACCTTCCTACCTTCCTGTTTCCGCACATACTAAACTCTTTGTAGGGTTGCCTAAAGAATATAAAGGGGCTAACTTATCTCGTTTTTACGAGAGCTTGATGGAATTTAATCAACATGTTATATCTGCAAGAACTATGCCTAAACTATTAGACTTATTAAGGACTAAGTTAAAAAGTAATGATGCCTATGCTAGATTTGAATTTGATTACTACTTGGATAGAAAAGCCCCCGTGTCTAAGAAAGAAGCCCCTCAGCGATATAGATGCGCGTTTACTGGTATTAAAAGAAATGGTGATTATAGTTTTATAATAGAAGTAAACGTAGTAGCTGCAAGTCTTTGTCCTTGTAGTAGGGAAATGAGTTTATTAACTAATTTAACGCACGGGAAAGAAATAACCTATAGTAAAGACTATCAGTGTCCTGATGTGGCTAAAAAGGTTGGCATGGGGGCTCATAATCAACGTTCTCACATTAGAGTCGAGTTAATTTCCGAAGAGGGTGATATTATATGGTTAGAAGATCTTATTGGGGTTATAGAAAAACAAGCTTCTGCTCCCGTGTATCCTATATTAAAAAGAGCCGATGAAAAATTTGTTACTGAACAAGCTTACAATAATGCTAAATTTTCTGAAGACATTACGAGAGATGTACAGATTGCCATCGAATCTTTACCTCATGTAAAAGCATGGGCTTTGAGGGTTTACAACGAGGAGTCAATTCATCCCTATGATGTGGCTTGTTATCAATGTTCTCCCAGTTGGAAATATTAATGAATAAAACTTTCTATACAAGCGATCATCATTTTTTTCATGAAAACATAATTAATTTATGTAATCGTCCTTTTAAAGACCTATCAGAAATGAATCAGTTTATGATAGACAGTTGGAATTCCGTGGTCGCTCCTATTGATAATGTAATTTATGGAGGAGATTTAGTCTTGGGTAGTTCTCGGCATTATAAAGAGAAAGTAAAAGATCTATTATTACAATTAAACGGAGTTAAATTCTTAGTTAGAGGTAATCATGATCGTTCTCGAAAAGTTATGCTTAAATTAGGTTTTATCGATGTATACCCCTTTACTTACCTTACAGATTCTAGTGTTAATATATTTATAGTACATAACTTAATGCGTAATTTCGACCAATATCAGTCTTATATAGAAGTAGCTGACGTTGTATTATACGGGCATGCTCATAACAAAGTTTATGACGACTCTAGAATTAAAGACAATAAAAAATTTATAAATATCAGTGTTGAAAATTTAGATTACTTACCTTATACCATATTACAATTAATAGGAAAATCCAATGCCAAAATTTGAATCTAAAGTTGTATTACAGTATGATTGCAATGGAGTTTTTAAAAGAAAATTCTATAGTATCTATAGAGCCTCTCAAAAATTAAATATCGATGGTGGTCATATTTGTAGAGCTATAAAAACTAACAGTACTGCTGGTGGTTTTTATTGGAAATACGCTACCGGGGAAATTCATGATATAGTTATTAAGATAAAGCCAAGAAGAGGAAAAAAAGTAGATGTATTTTTAAAAGGTAACCATATTTGTACTAGTTGTAATCTTATAGAAGCTTCTGAGTTAACAGAAATTTCCGTTAGTACTATTAGACTGCATTTAGATGGTCTTCCTATAAAAGGATACGATTTTACTTTTAAACTCACGTGTAATAAAGAAAAAAAGGAGTAACTTTATGGAAGATATTAAATTAAAATTTGCAGCTATTTCCTTTTCCGGAGGAATGGATTCCTCTACTCTATTGCTACGTTTATTATACGAAGGTTATGTTGTAATAGCTTTAAGTTTTGATTATGGTCAAAAACATTCTTTGGAACTTACTAAAGCTAAGGAACTTATTGAGTACCTTTACTATGGTGGTTATCATGTAGTTCACCGTGTAATTACATTAACTGGTCTTAGTGCTTTATTAGATTCTACTTTAGTACGTGGAGGAGCTGATATTCCCGAGGGTTACTATAAAGAAGAGAATATGAGAGTAACCGTAGTGCCTAATAGAAATAAAATCTTTTCTTCTATCGTACAAGCTGTTGCCTTAAGCACCGCTAACAGATATAAAACCGTTAGTGTAGTAGCTTTAGGTATACATCAAGGAGACCATGATATTTATCCCGATTGCCGACAAGAGTTTAGGGATGCTGATTTACAAGCCTTTAGATTAGGTAACTGGGATAGCGATAAAGTAACTATGTATACACCTTATTTAGATTTAACTAAATTTGAAATCTTGCAAAATGGGGTATTACTTTGTGAGAAACTGCAGTTGAATTTTGACGAAGTTTATAAAAGAACCAATACTTCGTATAAACCTATTTTTATAGGTAATGATATTTACCCCGGTCATCCTGAGTTTGGGGGTAATTGGTATCCCGATTATAAGTCTGCTTCAAGTATAGAGAGGGTTGAAGCTTTTATAAAATTAGGACGCCCCGACCCTTTGCAATATGCCGATGAGAGCGGGCTAGTATCATGGCGTGCTGTGACAAATTACTTTACGAATCTTATAAATAAGGTTAAATAACGTAATAATAATGTACTTTCTTAAAAAGTATTGAAAATGACTAAATTTCTTATGATTTTTGGTTTGGATCTTTCGAAGCACCTCTATATATTTAAGTAGGAAATAGAAGGAGTTTTTAAATGTATGCTTTAATAATAATTTTTATAATAATAGTAATAATCGAATCTTCTCATACTCGAAAGACCATGCAAGATTCTATTAATCGTTTACAAGATAACGATACTACTTCTAAAAAGGTTCCTGCCGGTTTTCAAATTACTTCCCGAGAAACCAGTTCCTTTGGTTATAAACAACTCCTAACTAGTCTTCACGTGCCTCCGGATGTTTATGTTTTATCGCCATTGGTTCCCACCTTAAGTTCTTTAGGTATTATGTTTATTATTTGTGGAAACTGCAAGAAATCCTTTTATAGTAAAGATGGTAAGGAATGCCCTCATTGTATGCAAGATAATCCAAAGAATATTTATAAATACACTAATTCACTAACCACCAATCAACAAAGGAGTAATAAATAATGAATGCTGGAACCAAACAACAACTCCGTTTAACTATAAGAACTTTGGCAGAGACCGCCTGCCGGAAGATGACTATATCTGAACAGGAGGAATTTTTTAAGTATCAAGAGCAACGAATAGCTTCTGGGGAAGCTATTCCCAAACGCTATAAAGTACCCGTTAGGAAATATTATAAGGGTGTCAAGAAAGGGAAGGCTAAGGAAGTTTATGAAATTGATGGAAAAACTTTCGAGCAACTTTGGAATAAACTTTTGAATTACGCTTTGATATCTAGTGTAAATAGTCACTCTAATGGTTTTACTGATATTAATGTTCAGGAAGATGTATTAGATATAAGATATCATTGTTTTAGAATTTTGAGATTTTTCGGGCCAAAGCCAATGGGAGTAACTTTCGATAAATTCTTTCCATTACTAGTTCACAGTTTATTAATTAATAGTGCTAATAGAAGATATAAGACGCTAAGAACGCAGATTAACTTTAAAGCAGTCAGTTTATTCGAATCGATACCAGGTAACGGCTTTGATGATGATGAATCTTATCTAATAGATACTTTAGCTGATGAATCCTTACCAAAGCAACGCGATTTAGAATTACTGTTAGATACCCCGGAACCGTTAAAAGAAGGAGTAGAAAACCTTTTGGGAGGTACTTCTCTTACAGAGGTATGTAAAAAACTAAAAGTAAAAACTTCGCGTTTTCGCGAACAAATGGAACCCGTTTTAAGATAATTCGTGTTTTATAAATAAAGATAAATAAAGAAGGAATAATAAAAATGCTTACTAAACAAGAAAAAGAAGAAAGATTACGAAAGTCAGAGGGTAAACCTCATATACAGGCGCAGAACGCCGAAGTAGGTAAAACTTATTTAACAGTCGGTATGTTGTACAAAGTTAAAGTTTTGCAGATTGGTGAAATGGGGGTCTATGTGGATAGTGAAACCTCCGATACAAAAATTACTATATCGTCTAGCACTGAATTAATTGAATATGACGACTCTTTATACATTTCCCCAAAAGGTTTAAACACAAATACAAATAATAATAAAGAAAGGAAGAATAAAAATATGGGCGAAAAATCAGAAGTAACTCTAGCAAGTATTATCGATCCTGGGTTGATGGCGGGTAAAACTCCAGAACAAATAGCAGATGAGATTATTGAAAAAATCCCAAGTAGGTTAGCCGATAGGAAGGGCTTGATACAAAGGATACGTGGTCCGAGGAAACATTATTTGATTAAGAAGTTGCAAAAAGAAGGTAAAGAAGTTCCAGTCCATCTTCTTTCCTGTAAAAAAAGCGAGAAAGAATAAATAAACACTCCTGTATCTGTGTTCCGGTCAAAAACCCAAGTTATCTACAGCTTGGGTTTTTTATTTCTTACGTGTTTATTATTATAAAAAGGAATTAAATAATGACGAATAAGATTGCGTTATCGGTGGAACTACCCATAGACCTTTTACGACTATCAGATTTACTCGATCAAGATTTTGTAATAGCGAGTTATTGTTTAGAGTATCCTTATTATCATGCTTTTTATAAAGAGCGTAGGCAAGAAAAAGAAGTGTTTACTTATCTTGACAATGGTGCTTTTGAATTAGGTAAAAGTATTGATAGTAAAGAATATGGGAAGTTAATAGATGATATTCGCCCGCATGTTGTAGTATTACCAGATGTTGTGAATAACGCTAGGGATACTGTACATGAATCTCGTAAATTCTTGAAATCTTTTACAAAAGACGTTCCTTGTTATATGGGGGTATTACAAGGTACCAGTCTTTCAGATTATCTATATTGTTTATACTTCTACTTAAAGATGGCCGAACATTATCCTATAAGAGTGATAGGAATACCTTATCATTTATTCTATCGACCGACTCTTTTACGTAAATATGGAATAAATGACATATGTAAAGAACATGAAATACAAATACATATACTAGGCTTACCTAATCCTTTTGAAATAGTACCTCTTCATAATTTTTCACAAGTTACATCTGTCGATACTTCTCTTCCTATTTCAGCAGCTTGGCAAGGGATGGATCTAGCCGCCTATAGCTGGGTCGAGGGATTTAGAGTAGCAGTAGACGCTGTGGTAGATGGACCTTCTCAAGATTTATCCGAACATAACATAGGATTTCTTAAACATCTCTGCCATAATATCTTACAGGAGCATTTGATATGATTTTTGAAATGAAATACTATCCTTCATGTCATCCTGAAAATTGTAAAGAATGCCCTTTAGGGAAACAGGAGGGTATAAAAGTAGTACGCTCTATTTTACCTTCTCACGCTAAAGTACTCTTTATAGGGGAAGGTCCTGGGGAAGTAGAGAATGAAAAAGGTATTCCTTTTGTAGGAAAAGCTGGCGAACTACTATCTCAAATTATGATAGAAGTGGGTATTAACAGGGATGACGTGGCTATTGCTAATACGGTGACTTGTAGACCTCCCGATAACAGAACTCCTACTACTAAAGAGATTAAAATCTGTTCTCAATTTTTACATTTAGAAATAGCCTCCTTAAAACCTTCTTTAATTGTTCCCTTGGGAGCAGTTGCTTTAAAAGTGATATATCCTTCCTTAGGTACTATAACTAAAGTAAGAGGAAAATTTGTAGACCATCCTGAATTGGGTTGTAAAATATTACCAGCTTTTCATCCATTTTATATTCTTAGGAATCCAACCGAAAGACATTTTCTAGTGGATGACTTAAAGAAAGTATCTGATTTTATGCATGGAAAAATTAGTATACCTGAGAAACAACCTACTTATTATCATACTATAACTACTAGAAAACAATTAGATTGGGCTGTCGAACAATTACATAAAAATACTATATGGGCTTGTGATACTGAGACTACTTCTGTAAATCAATTAGAAGCGGAAGTGTTTATAATTACTTTCTCCTGGAAATCTCATAGCGCTATACTGATGGATTCTAGATTATTTAAAAACGATTTGGAATACTTTTGGGCTAAAGTAAAAGAAGTTATGGAGAATAATAGCTGCAAGATATTTCATAATGGGGGATATGATATTCAATGTTTTATAAACCATGGAATACAAGTTCAAAAATATCACGCTGATACTATACTTATGTATTATATGCTCACTCAAACTATATTACCAGGTTTGGATAAGCTAGCTTGGGATTTCTCCGATTTGGGGGGTTATGATTTATTACTAGAAAGATATAAAAAAGAAAATACTATAAACTCTTATAAAGATATTCCGGTTGAAATAATACATCCTTACGCGTGTTCTGACGCTGATGTTACTCTCCGTTCTTATCTCGCTATGTTACCTCAGATTGAGAAACAACACCTTTCTTTTGTATTATTTGATATTATGATTCCGACTCAAAAAATATTACTTAGAGCCGAATATAACGGAGTATCTATCGATAAGAATTACTTGGATAAAACTATAGAAAAGTATACTAAGAAGATGCAAGACCAATTAACCGTAGTTAAGAATGTTCCTCAAGTAAGACAATTTGTAGAGGATAAACGAACTCAAGAAAAAGCTATATTAAAATCTAAATGGGAGAAATCTAAAACTTTAACTAAGAAGTATCCTGGTTTCGAAGATTATTTACAGGCACGCTTACTTAAGTCTCCGGATTCTTTAACTACCGAATTTAATATGAATTCCCCTAAACAGTTAAAAGAATTGCTTATAGATAAAATGGGATTAAAAATTATTAAGACTACAGCTACGGGACAGCCTTCAGTAGATGGGGAGGTATTAGAAGAGTATGCTAAACATAATTCGTTTTGTAATGCTTTGCAGGAGTATCGAACTTTAAGTCATCTAAAGAGTACTTTTTTAGTTGGTATTCTAAATAGATTAACTTCTCAAAATAAGGTTCATACAGACTACTTTTTATGCACCACCGACACTGGTAGAATCAGTTCTAGAGATCCCAACTTGGCTAATATTCCACGTACTGGTACTGCAGATGATATAAAAGATATTTTCTGTTCCGATCCTGGTGATTGGTTAATGGAAGCTGACTTAGCACAGGCGGAGTTCCGTTGTATAGAAGGTTCTCAAAAAGTATTAATGGAAGATTTTACTACTAAGCCTATTAAAGAAATAAAAAAAGGAGATAGGGTATTAGCTATAGATGAATCTCCATTAAAAGGTTCCCCAAGGAGAAAATTTAAGGTAGCAGAAGTTTTAAAAACTCATTATCAAGGTAAAAAAGAATGCGTTAGAATTTCTTCTGAGGAGAATAGAATTATATGTACAAAGGATCATAAATTTTTGAAAAACTCTTCTAGAAACGAAAACTATGGGATAAACAGATGGGAAAGTCTTGAGACGAATGATTTATGTTATAATTTACCTATTTCTTATATAAAAAATAAAAAAGAGTATCTTGAAGGCATGTTGTTTGGATTGTATCTAACAGATGGCCACTTAAAAAATGATACTGACTATCCTGTTTTAAGTATTTGTCAATCTGATAAGGAGATAATTGATTGGGTTTTTACTTTTTTGAAGGATTACGGCTTTTCATGCAAGAGATTTTTTGATAAGCATGCTTATTATATTAGTTTAAGCAACAAGAAAGAAGTTACTAGGTTTCTAAAAATTTTCAGTAAAGAAAGATCTTTAGACTCCCAAAGAGGAATAGTGGCCGGAATGATATTAGGAGATGGTTGGATTGGAGGAGATGGTTGGATTAGAGGCAATGATAAAACCTTTAAACAAACTGGTATTGGTATAGGTTTAAGTATTGTTCATCCCGAGGTTATGGAAATTTTATATAATTGTCTTAATTCTTTAAAAAATTGTTATTCTTTTACTTATAGAGTATATAATTTTCCTTATAAATCTGATAAAGAAAATAAACCCTTTTATCATTTTTATTTTTCTGCGATTTGTATGTTTTTATTTCCTCAGTTGATTCCGGGGAGAAAACAAAAAAGATTCTATGAAGTTTTACTTCGTTTTACCAGTTTACAGAATATTAATAAAGTTAAAGTAAGGATAGAAAAATTACCTAAAGTTTATCCTACTTATGATTTAACTACTACTACCGGGACTTTTATTTGTGAAAACTTTTTAGTACATAATTGTTGGATGGAATATTCTAGAGATCAGCAAGCCTTGGAGGATTTAAATAACGGATTAGACATTCATAAACTTATAGCTGCAGTAGCTTATCATGATATAAAGTTACCGAGAGATGCAATAAACAAGGAAACTTTTTTGGAATTAACTAAGGATGTAACTAAAGCCGAAAGACAAGATACTAAAACTATAGTGTTTGGAGTTATGTATGGAAGAGGTGCCCCCAGCGTAGCCGCCCAATTAGGAATAAGTACTTCTAAAGCCCGAAAGATTATAGATGTTTTCTTTAGTAGATACCCACAAGCTTCTTTTTGGATTAAAACAACTATAGCTACTACCCGAAGAGACGGATATACTGTAAATTTATTTGGAAGAAGAAGAAGATTACCTGATATATTATCCCCAATTCAGGGGGTGAGAGCTGCCGCTGAAAGACAAGCTATAAATGCACCCATCCAATCAGGGGCTTCGGATTTAACTTTCTTAGCTGGAGGCAGGATATTCCGACACATATGGCAAAATAGAATGAAAACTCGGTTAGTATTAACCGTTTACGATTCTTTAGTATTTAATATTCCCGATAATGAATTAAAAACAATAGTAGATTTAGTTAGTGTAGAGATGATTAAAAAACCTTTAGATTCGATAATGGTTCCCATTGGATGTGAAATAAAGGTAGGAACTCACTGGGGTACTCTTATGGAGATAAATCCTAAGGAAGACTGGAATATCGTGTATAATAAACTTATAGAACATAAAAAATTAAAAGATGTTAAATTTACACAAAATAAAAGAGGTTAAGATGCCTGCAACCTATGTGATTACAGCCGACGAAAAAGATCCCTCTAACTTTACTTACTGTAATAGGATTGTCAGCTTAACTTTATCGGAAGAGGAATACAAAAAATTAAAAGAAATTGTAGTGCCCATACTTACCAAGCCTACCCTATCTTCTACTCCTGTATTTCCTGGGGTATCAGATAAAGAAATTATAGACACTGTCCGCAGTTTAGAGGGTGAATACGCTTGTAAATTTACAAAAGAACTCATAGCAGGAACTATACGAGATTATTTTATAGAATACTGAGAAAATAATGGGTATGAATTATTATATAGGAGGAACTAATACTCATATTGGTAAACGTTCCGCCGCCGGTTTTTATTGTTGGGAATGTAATATGACATTGCATAAAGGTGGATTTCATGGAGTACATCTGGGATGTGTGGCACAAGGACATTCTCCAATGTGCGATTGTAACTGGTATAAAAAATGCCCTAAGTGCGGTAGACGTCCTTCAAAGGAAGATTTTCCAAACAATTCCGTAGGTAGAGAATTAGGTTTTAATACTTTACCTTTTAAACGTAAGAAAGGCGTTAGATCTTGCGCTTCTTTTACATGGGCTATTGTGAAAGAAAGACTTCCTATAAAAAGAAAGATAGTGGACGAAGTAGGGCGTAAGTATAGCAAGGAAGAATTTTTACAAATACTAGAAGAATGTCCTATACAATTTTATCATTTAATAGGAGAGGAATTTAGTTAAATGTTAAAAAATGTTTGCGATGAATGCGGTAATAAATTAGCTACCCTTATTTATTTTGGAAATAACCCTATACCTAGTTTTAATAAACTTTCGGGGTTAGCTGGTAATCAAGGATTTTGTCTTTGCGATGATTGTAGATTAAAAGACGTAGCCGAATGGAAAAATATTATTATTTATAAGCATTATTGGAATAATGTAAGAATAATAATAAAGGAGTATAGTAATGGCATACAATGAGGGTGTTAAACGATTTTGGTCTTCTTTTTCTAAAGAAGAAAGAAGCCAAATAATGAAAGATAGGATGGCCCATTTAAAAGGTAAAAAAAGAGATTCTACTATAGGCGTAAAAGTATCTAAATCAAAGACTGGTAAGCCTTTAACAAAAGCCCAAAAAGAAGGAGCTGAGAGAGCTGGTGAGAAATTAAGAGGAAGGAAAAGATTAGAAGAAATAAAAAGTAAAATTTCTAGTAGCATGATCCAAAAATGGGAACAAGGAATTCTTAAGTTATCAAAAAGAAAGGGTATTGGTGAATATTACGATTCTCTTTTACAAGGTAAAATATGGCTGAGAAGTTCCTCTGAAGTTAGGTTTGCTAGTTTTTTGGACTTATTGTCTATGGGGGGTAACTACTTTATATGGTTATATGAAGCAAAAAGATATACTATAAGGGATGATAAAGGAGTTGTTACTTGCACGTACTGTCCAGATTTTTGGGTTATACCCTTATCCACAAAAGATATTAAACGTCAATTTGGAACTGTTTCGTTAAATGAAAAACAAGTAGAAGAACTTTTAGAAGTTAGCAAGACTAAATATATAGTTGATGTGAAAGGATGGTTTAATAAATCTCATAGAACTTACGAAAAAATACAAAAATTTAAACAACAATATCCTAATGAGATTTTCGATATAGTTCTAGATAGAAGGAAAGAATTAATAGAGGATAAATATGTAAATGAAATTTTAAAACAATCTTTAGAAAGAATCGGCGTTAGCAGTAAAAAATATGGAGATTCTTATATTTTAGCGGATATGCCTAAGGAAATACAGGAGGAAATTTACGACGTATTCGGGTGGTTTTTAATGAGTACTTCTAGATTATTAAGAGCGTTTAAAGATAAAGTTATTAGTATAGATAATATATTTTGGGAACAATTTTTAAATTATCAAAGTTCTAAGCATTTAACTTTCTTGAAAGATAGAGTAGAAGAAGAGTTAAAAAAGAGGGCTTCTACTGACTTATAAAAACAACTTTAATAGTTGCTGAAAATACGTCTTATTTCAAGCATAAATGGTCTATAAACAACTTTTATAGCAAACATGATATAAAGTATAGTTTTAACGAAAAACAATGAGATTTTAATAAATGCCCACTTTAACTGTTACAGTCCCAAAAAGTACCCTTTTGATAGTAGATTCTGAGAGTTTAGTTCACAGGGCCTACCATGCCTTTACGGATTCCCAAGACCCCCTTAGAACTACATCTGGTTTATTGAGCGGCGCTTTCTATGGTTTTTTTAATATGCTTCAAACTCAAATAGAACTATATGCCCCCGAAACTATTCTTTTTAGTTGGGGCGATAAAAGGTCTAATTTATTGAGAAGGAAGATTTACCCTGAATACAAAGGTAATAGACCAGAGGAATCTAAAATAGGACTACAAGAGCAAATTTTTGATATA